AACCGTTACCTCTGTAACAAGTTCGGCACAGTTTGCAGCTAACATCACAGTTGGTTCTGGTAGTTTGTGTGCCAAGGCTGTTGGCGGCGGTAATCGTGTTCGCCTCGTAGGAACTTCAATTGTATCAGCAGGAACAGCTGGATTGGTTGATTTTTACAATGGAACACCTGAAGATGGATCTATTGTATTTAAAGCTCAAACAATTGGTACGGATCACGCAACAGTAGACAACACTATTCCTGATGAGGGCTTATTATTTAGTAGTGGTTTGGCTGTTGGATATACCGTTGCTACTGTTTCATTAATGAATATCTTTCATTCGTAAGGATTCATAATGGCTTCTAAAAAAGGGGAAATGCCAAAACGAAATAAAAAAAATTTTCGTCCCACGAAAAAAGGGGCTGGAATGACTGAGGCAGGGGTTAAGGCTTACAGAAAGAAAAACCCCGGATCAAAGTTGAAAACAGCCGTTACTGGTAAAGTCAAACGTGGCAGCAAAGATGCAAAGAGAAGAAAGTCTTATTGCGCTCGTTCCGCTGGTCAGATGAAGAAGTTTCCAAAAGCGGCTAAAAATCCAAACAGTAGATTAAGACAGGCTAGAAAAAGATGGAAATGTTAGATGGCTATATCTCGAGGTCAGATGTCAAAACAAATATCCAAAGGAGGATCTAAAGTGCCTAAAGACGCTTGTTACGATAAAGTAAGAAATAGATACAAAGTTTTTCCCTCTGCGTACGCTTCAGGAGCCATTGCAAAATGTCGAAAAGTTGGAGCAAAGAATTGGGGAGATAAGCCTAAAAAAGCAGCATCTGGTGGTTTAATTTCTGCAATAGACAATCCAAAACGTCCTGCCGCCAAGTTTGAAGGAGGAGGTTTTATAGCTGCTGGTTGTGGTTCCGTTCAAGAAAACAGACGAAAAGAAACTAGAATATTCTAATGGCTGTTAGAAAAACAAAAAAAGGGTTGGCTTTAAAACGTTGGTTCAAGGAGGATTGGAAAGATGTTAAAACTGGTAAACCGTGTGGTCGTAAAAAGGGTGAAAAACGTGGTGTCCCGTATTGCAGACCTACTAAAAGGGTTAGTAGTAAAACTCCTAAAACTTCTAAAGAAATGTCTTCCTCAGAAAAAAGCAGTCGCATCGCCCAAAAGAAAAGTCTCGGTCAACCAAAAGGCAAACCAAGGAGGGTCAAAGCAACGAGCCGTAAAACCAAGAAAGCCTAGATCAGACAAGGGGAAGGTCAGAAAAAAATAATGTCCTACTTACAAAGTAATATACCTTATTTTAAATGCTGGGTTCGTCGTGAGTATACTCACAACCATGAGAAGTATCATGGAGAGTTCTTACATGCTATGGTCATTGCTGTCACAACGATGCCAAACAGATGTCTTAGTTTTCAAGTTATATTTACTGGTAACGAGGCCGACGAGCAGGAAGAAGATACAGTTCACGGTGGTGCTATGTGGGCAAGAATGCCTATTACAGCATTAGTTGGAGACATGAGACTCGAAGAGTGGCCTGAACCAATGGAAACCTATGACGCTCAACCTTGGGATTGTTCGTCGTATAACCACGCTGTTTATGTTTTAGATAGAGCAACTCCTTGCCCGTGGTTAGCAAAAATAAACGGAGAAATGTTCCCAGCTAAATATTTGTTTACTGTAGATTACTCAGAAAGCGAAATAGCAGATGATCCTGCACAACACAAACAATCGCATGTTTTACAGCTTCTCGACGCAGGAGAGTGGACAGGAAACATCGTTGCATTGCCGAATAACAGGATTCGTGTTACACATCCTGCATGGTTTCAAACAGGAGAAGGAGCACCCGATTTTAGACCTTCTCAACATATACACTATTCAAAGTCCGATTTAGACTATACACTAGATGTGAATAGGATATTCGACAATTTATATAATGATGGAGAAGAAAATGATGAAAAAAGTTAGAGGGATGAAGCCTAAAGGAATGCGGAATGGCGGAAAAGTTATGAAGCCTAAAGGCATGAAAAATGGTGGCAAGGTTATGAAGCCTAAAGGCATGCGAAATGGCGGAAAAGTCATGAAATCCAAGGGCATGAAAAATGGTGGCAAGGTTATGAAATCCAAGGGTTACGCAATGGGTGGCAAGGTCAGTCCTCGTAAAGCAATGGCAATGGGTTTTCAAAATGGTGGAGAAGTTATTGATCCGATGAATATAAAACGAGCGGTTGATTTTACTCGTTCTGTTATGGCTGATCCAACAACAATGGCAAAGCCTCGAATGAATGTTTCTGGGATGAACGAGAGAGCTATGGATGACGCTATGCGGATGAAAAGAGCGCAGATGTCCAGTGGTGGTATGCGTCCACGACCTATGGCAGTAAAAAAAGGTAGCATGACTTAATGACAACTTCTGGATCCACAGATTTTGAGCTAGATGTCGCTGACATCATAGAGGAAGCGTATGAACGGTGCGGATTAGAGGTCCGCACTGGATACGATGCTCGTACTGCTCGTCGATCACTAAACATAATGTTTGCTGATTGGGCGAACCGTGGTCTTAATCTTTGGACGGTAGAATTTGCTGCACAGACCGTTGCTTCTGGAGTTGTTGAATATCCTCTTGCTCCAATTACTATGACAGTCTCTAGTTCTTCAAGTTTTTCTGTTGGAGAGACTATAACAGGTGGAACAAGCAGTGCTACGGCTTCTATCCTAACGTTGCCTACAAGTACAACGATGACATTAAACGTTCCTTCCGGCACATTCGCCGCGTCAGAGACTATAACAGGTGGAACAAGCAGTGCTTCAACCACGGTGTCGGCTGCACTTTCGTTCGAAGATTCAAGAGCCGTTGGAGATCTTCTTGATATCGTTATTCGAAGATCTGGTACTGATCTTTCGATGACAACCCTAGCAAGAGGAGATTACCTGGCTATACCAAACAAGGCAACGACAGGAAGACCGACTCAATACTACTTCGACAGACAGATATCGCCTGTTCTTAATTTGTGGCCGACTCCAGAGAATAGCACGGATGAACTTAGGTATTATTATGTTAAACGGATACAGGACGTAGATGCCTTAGTTGATACAACGGACATGCCGTTTAGGTTCTATCCCTGTATGATAGCTGGTCTTGCGTATTACATAGCGTTGAAAAAATCTCCACAAAGAGTTCAAATGTTAAAGGTTGTTTACGAAGAAGAGTTTCAACGTGCGGCAGATGAAGATGAAGATAGAGTTGCTCTTAAACTACAACCTGATATACAATACTTGAGGGTGTAATGGCTAGATATGCTTCAGATGCAAACGCTTACGGAATTTCAGATAGGTCTGGATTTCGTTACAAGTTAGGCGTTATGAAGAAAGAATGGAACGGATTACTTGTTGGACCAGATGAGTATGAACCTAAACATCCTCAGTTAACTCCCTCAAGAGCTCCTATGGATCCACAAGCACTACGAGAAGCTCGACCAGAACCTAGTTTAGCTATTGAAAGAACAATACAATACGGATTTAATCCGGTAGGGTACAGTGATTATAATAATTTTGTTTCAAACAATCTTGTTGTCATTGGAGGTGTGGGTGTTGTTACTGTTATTGAATCTAGTTTTAGCCCAACAGACACCGTTACATTGTCAGGACTATCAGCAACGACTGCTCTTAACTCTGTAATTATAGCGGATTCTAGTTCAACAGACACTGCTACATTGTCAGGAATGGCAGCAACGACTGCTCTTGGTTCCGTTACTATTACAACGTCTTCGGCTGTTGACACAACTTACACGGTAACTGTTGCCTCTTATTTAGGAGCAAATTATTTTTATATTGATGGGTCAAGAGCCGCTACTTTAAATTTATCTGAAGGCAGCACATATCGATTTGATCAATCAGATTCTTCTAACTCTAGTCATCCTTTAAGGTTTTCTACTACATCTAATGGGACGCATGGAGGTGGTAGTGAATATACAACAGGAGTAACAACGAATGGAACACCTGGTTCTTCTGGAGCGTATTCTCAAATAACAGTGGCATCTGGTGCTCCGACGCTATACTATTACTGTACTAATCATAGTGGAATGGGGGGTACAATTAACAAATGAGCTATACATTTACCACCTTAAGAAATGCCGTTGAACAGTACACTCAAAACGATGAGGCAACATTTGTTTCGAACATTGATTTGTTTGTTAGAATGGCAGAAGAAAGAATTTTAAAGTCTGTTCAGTTAACAGTGTTTCAAAAGAACGCTTCTGGATCTATGACTTCAGACAACCAATTCTTAGCTGTTCCATCTGATTTTATTTCACCGCTATCTCTGAGTATTACAAACAGTAGCAACTTTGATTTTCTATTGTTTAAAGATATTGAATTTGTTCAGACATATAATCCGAACCCTGCCACAACAGGTGTTCCAAAGTATTATGCTCAATTTGATATAAATAATTTTGTTCTTGCCCCTACTCCAAACGCTGGGTTTACAACTACGCTAAGTTATTTTTATCGGCCTACGAGTATCACACAAGAACTTTTAATTTTAACCGTTGGAGCTAGTGGCAGTTTTAGCACGACCGAAACCATTACAGGTGGAACGAGCGGTGTCGTCACTACAATCAGTGCTCTTCCGTCTTCTACTACAATGACAGTCGTAGTTCCGTCAGGAACATTTACAAATGGAGAAACTATTACAGGTGGAACGAGCGGAGCAACCACAACAGTTACATCTACTGGTGCAGACACTGGAACTACTTGGTTGAGTGAAAATGCAGAGTTAACGTTGTTATATGGAACATTAGTCGAGGCGTACACCTTTATGAAAGGAGAAGCCGATATGTTGTCTCTTTACAACAATCGTTTTATGGAGTCGTTATCCAGGTTAAAGAACGTTGGTGAAGCGAAAGAAATTTCTGATGAGTATAGAACAGGTCAAATTATGAGGCAGAAAAGTTAATGTTTACAGAACCGATAGGAATGACAGTTGGCTCAGTAGGAGTTCAGACAACGAATAATAGAGGATTTACTCCAGAAGAAACAGCGGTGCGCTGCGTTAATAAAATTATTGGTATTTCCGACGACGCGCATCCTGCAATACGAGACCAGGCACACGCCTATAGAAAAGAAATGGAAAAAATTATTGCAATATATATGCGTCAGGCTATTAAAAGTGATAGAACTACTGTATATAAT